AAGCTATTTCTGTCGGAGCAAAGGATGCAGCGTCCTTCTGGTATGGAGGAGAGTCATCACCAAGACGCCTGATCCTTAAGGCCATCAAGACGGAGAAAATAGACATGAGGGAGATCGTGGAGCGCTTACGGCGTGGGGGGTTCACCCCTGATGAGCTAATTGTCGAACTCACTCAGAAGGAGCGCGAACTGAAGCCAGCGGCACGGTGTTTCTGTAAGATGGTCCTAGCTGTTCGTTGTTTCTTCGTCTTGACGGAATTCAACCTCGGTGAATCGTTCATGCCTCATTATCTCCCCCAACAGACGATGACTATGAGCAATGCTGATATTAAGAAACGCTTGCACGCCATTGCGAGTCGGAGCGAACGTGACGAGAAAAACTCCTTCCTTGAGATAGACTTCTCGCGTTGGAACCTCCGCTGGAGAGCACGAACCGTGAATCCCATCGCATGGATGCTAGAAGATATCTATGGTCTACCTGGGGTCTTTTCACAAGCGCATTGGTTCTTTGAACATGCCACAATCGTGCTTACTGACAAACACATGAAGCCCCCGGGGGTTGAGCGTGGAATGCCTGCATGGATGTGGCCTACGTCGTCGCTTGTCTGGAGGGGTCATAAGGGTGGTTTTGAAGGGATAGCTCAAAAACTGTGGTCAATCATCACAATTTGCATGGTGTTTATGGCACTACTTGGAACCGGTGTAACTTTCTTGATGGCCGGTCAAGGAGACAACCAAATCCTGGCGTTAACGACACATGACAATAGGAGTCGTCGTGATGTTATGGAGACCGTCCTCGCACATCTCGACATGTACTGTAAGTCACTTGGTCATGACGTCAAGCCAGAAGAGTGTATTGACTCGTCCACCGTAATCTCATATTCAAAAGAGTTCTATGTCAACGGTGTACACCGCATGTATACTCTTAAATTTGCTGCAAGGACCCTCCGACGTGACGAGTCTGACGTCCCGTCCCTCTCCGCAGAGGTAAGCGGCTGTTGTGCGATGGCAATGCTCGTTGCCGACACATCTCGGATCACACTACATGGGTACCTGTGGCAACTCGTTAGTCTCCACCGGTTAATTATCAGGAGAGGCGGTGACGCATCAGCAGGAAGTTCAGAACGCCGCCACCTGCGCC